CATGCACCGGATCGACTCCAATGCGACTGCAGATTCCTCTGGCTGACGGGCGGCTATTGTTGTGTTCCACGCCTCCCTGACGTCCAGAACCTTGACGGCCCGAATGAATGCCATCGCAGACCGGATCGATGGGGCGTCGATGATGTCACTCGACTGCACCTTCGCGCGGCAAATGGACAGGACGTTGACCACATGCTCAGCCAGTGCATGGTTGCACCCTGTGTGCCTCATGAGTGCGTCAATCTCATCGGCCTTAGACAGGTACTCAAATTTGATGACACGGGCAAAACGGTCAATCAATGCAGAATTCATGACCCGTGTACCCGCATAACGTCCGGACGAATCACCGTTGCCCAATGTGTTATCAGCGGCAAACACCATGACACCCTGCGCCCTGCGTTGGACGGAGCCACCATAAGAGACTGCGCTGTTAGGTTCGAGAAAACCGTTCAGGGTTGCCAGTTCGCCTTGATCCGCATTGGAGACCTCATCCAACAAAATCACGGTCGAAGGGGCAGTGAACGCGGTCAGGAAATCACCGCGTTTAAACACAGTGGCTCCGTTCTCAAGGCCAATCGCACCCACATAGTCATCAGCGGTTGTATATTTATGAAAATTAATACGTGTGTAGGCCCGTCCGGTACGGGCGGCAAACTGACGGGCGGTCTCTGATTTACCTGTGCCCTTGTCACCACCGAACCACAAGTTTTCACCCGTGCCTTGAGACAACAGCAAATGACGCAGAATCTTCGCATTCCACACAAAATGCGGATCGACTGCAGGGGCGTTGGGATGGTTCCAGACCTCCACCATCAAGTCGCAACCAGAACGGTCATCAACATGGACACCGAAAACATCGAGAGCGGTCTTGGTCTCCACAACGTGGACACCCGACACCTCAGCCACAACGGCCTGAGCACCCGCATCGATAACGGCCTGTTTAAACGGGGCAAAGACATCAGCAATAGCACGGGCAACCTCATGACGCACGGCAGTATCGTCAACCCTACTGGCATCAATTGCAATGCGAAGAGAATCGATTTTGTCATTCATCAAGGCGAGGTCAGCACCCTGCACCCCAAGACGAGCAAGGGCGGTTGACATCTCCCCCGTAAGGGTCAGGGCCAAAGCCTCTGCCCGATTAGCCACTTGCGATGCCGCATCCACCTTGGCAGAGTCCACTGCAAGGGCAGTGACAGGGGCGAGAGGCGTTGCCCCCGTCACTGCAGACTCGTAGAGGTTGCCGTCATGCACAGCATCAGCCAAAATATTGACCATGTCGGGTTTGGTCAGTCCCGCCACAGGAGCGGGTGAGGTGGAGCGGTAAGCACCCAAAATGACAGCATAAGGCAGACGGGAAAAGTCGCGGCGAAGGTCAGCAATAGTTTTCATAATGGGTCTCACAGTGCAAAGGTGTCGCCGCATGGGCAAGTGGGCAAATTAACATCACCGTGGGCGTCATAAGCCCACTTTGCGGTCATGCGGATCGTGTAATTGCAGGACGGGCAGACGGCCTTCAACATGCGGGTTGTCTGCTTTTTCTGCGTCAGCACAGTAAGGGCGGCATGGGGGTAAGCTTCAAGCCCGTCAATGATGGGCTGGTAAGCCCCGACAAAACCCAGCGCCTGACCCGTAGACCCCCAAGGCTTTTTCCCCGTCCCCGTAGGCACTAACAGCATCTCAGCCGCGATCTTTTGAAACGCTATGCCATGATTCATCGCGCCCTTTGTTGTGTGGCACAACTCATGAATCAAGACATCAAACACACGGGCTGGGTCAGCCAGCACGGGCGAGATAAAGATCTCATAGTGGGCATCAGCCGATGCGGTGTCGGCCCAACATTCACCGATTGCGCCACTGCGCTTGGCATTCGAGGGCAGAGCGCATGACACCCTGATAGCTTGGGGCAGGGTCTGACCTGCAGACTGGAACACCGGACGGAGTTCCTCGACTGCGGCATTGAGCCAGTCTTCACGGTTGGCGTGAGGCATGATGATCCTTCAAAGTAGTGCAAAATTACACTCCATTGCCCGAAGGGCAACAGACTGGAATCTTAAGCCGCCCAATTTTCCTGAGTTTCATCAACAACAAGAATTGCATTGACTCTTGTCCATTTATTTGACATGTGCAATTTTGCACTTGCGATTGCCTCGCTAGCGCTGTTTGATTTGTTATAGAACACCCCCGCAACATATCCGCGATACGTAAATGTGACTTTGTATTGTTTCATTTTCAATTTTCCTTAGTTAAGTACAACAGCGTACTGCAATGGCCCCGACAAAGGGCCATCACGGTAGGTTGTCAGCGGGACAGTGCCATTTGGCGGTCTCGCATGGCGTCAATTTCGCACCAGATTTTTGTCTTGTAATCCGCAGGGGCCATCATCCCCAGTGCCGCCAATGCGGCATGGCAGTCGGCAATCGCGGCCTTACACATAAGGGCCGTGTAGCCCGATGCCTTGCGCTTGTACGTGAGGCACAAAGCCTCGTATGTTTTGTCAGTCATGAAAGAACCTTTAAAGTGAGTGAATGAATGAAGCTTTAATGTAGCACAGAACAATATCGCCGTGTAAACACCCTCGATATTTACTTGACTAATCTGTAGGGTTACTGAAACAGGTAGAGAAAACAATCATGCGTGGGGCTTATGGAAACTGGAAAGAACGCGCGATGCGCGCACGTAGCACGAACCGTGCCAGCTTTGGTGTTTGAATGCTTTGGTGTTAGAACGTGAATGAGTACTTTTGTCTAGTCGAGACCGATTTAAACGGCCTAGAAGGGGCCTAAGACGTTTCAGGCTACCGTGGTATTGGCAAATTGTTTTAGGGGCCTTCCTGACGTTTTGTAGTACTTACGCTAACACAAGTTATTCACAGGTTGTGCACAGGTTATGCACATGTGGATATGTTGTAAATATCCTGTGAATGGTTTATCATGCGAACAGTTGAGAGAACATGTTAGTGTTTACTAACGTGAGTGGTCACTGACATTTAGGAGCGTTTAAACATGGACAAAGTGGATTCGGGGGAATACCTCAAGGCTTTACAAGAGGCGATGGCAAATGATGATTTTGACGGGCTGGGTGAGGACGGTTTAGGCATGGGCGAAGCCCAACGGTTGGCCCATGACGCAGATCCTCCGCAACGGAGGAAAGACGGAGAGATAAAGGGAGGTGGAGTACCAAGACAACGGCACTTGACACCGAATCAATATGCCTTTGTCGCAGAGGTTATCAGAGGGCAGAGCCTCAGGCAAAGCTACAGAACGGCATTCAGAAACACAACAGGTAGTGATAGAGCAATAAGCACCAATGCACACAAACTGATGCAAGACGAACGGGTACAGAAAATGCTCAGCGATGCATGGGGAGAGACAGTAGAAGCACTCAGCGAAGACGTTGCCGCCAGTAAACGGTACGTTCTGAAGAGTCTGCTCGCACTCAGCAAAGAAGCTAAGCAAGGCGATGCAACACGCCTCAAGGCATTAGAGCTAATGGGCAAAGCTTGCGGTCTTTTCACGCCTGTCGAGGTGCAAGCTAAGACGGTCATCACCGCTGACCAGCTTAAGAGAGAGTTGGCATCACATCTCAAGATGCTGGATGGTGCGAGGGGGGTGATCACCGATGCGGTCGAGGTCGAACCCCACCCACCGGGCATCCCCACTTGAGCGTGGCAAGCTACCCGTCGGCTATTACGCTCGAATCCACTCACCCAATTTCTTCTCCCAAAGCTAACCCCCCCGTCATCGTTCATTTCAAACACCCCGGGGGGTATATATATTTTTGGCCAAGCCACTTGCGAACGTTCGCATTATCGTTTAAACTATGTGTACCAAGACGCATGGGGATTGACTACGCGACTGCAGCGCGGCCCATAAAGAGAAATCAATCCCCAGCCGTGTTGGTGGTGCAGCGGGTTAGCGCCGTTGTGCGAGTCGTCAAAGAAAAGACACTGCTTTATGTGAGCCACCAGCTTTTAAACAATGACCAATCGCAGGCAATTAGTTTTGGACTTTATACGGGCATACGTAAGGTTGCACGGAGTGCCCCCGTCTTATGAAGTTATTGCCAAGGGGATTGGATTGAGATCTAAGTCAAACATCCACCGGATTGTTCATCGGTTAAAGGCGGATGGGCATCTCGTGACAAAACCGTACAAGTTCCATGCAATCAAGATTGTAGA